ATTTATGAAGATCTAGCTAACGTTGGCGTTCACTTAGTTGAAGCTGACTTAGACGAAGATAACTTAGAACAAGCTGAAGTTATAATTGCCGCAAAAGCAATGAATCATGACTTCCAAGGCTTCATTGAAGATGTAGCTGACATGCTTGGTAGCGATATGATTACCTTAGTAGACCAAATCAAAGAACGTTTTGGTGATGCCGCAGGTGAGCAATATGCACAAACAGTCAAAGGCGCCCTAGAAGGCGCTATCGACACATTAACACAAACTAAAGATTCATTGGACAGCGCCATTAGTGCTTTAACAGGCGGCGGCGATGCAATGATGACTCCACCTGCACCAGGTGCTGAAATGGGTGCAGAGCCAGGCGCAGAAGCAGGTGGCGAAGCTCCTATTTTCCCAAGTAGTGCAGGCCCAGAAGCTGAACCTACTGGCAGGGAGATCAAGAGTGACGTTGCTTGAATTAGATAGTTTCGACAAAAACTTTGCCAACGCCATCAAGATGCTGATCATCAAAGGTCAGAACGATGGCTTAGCAAAAATTCCTATGCACAAGTTAGTAACAGACTTAAGCCGCATGGGTTTTAGCGCGGCTGGTCAAGTTGATGCAATTCGAGGTCTAATCTCTACATTCAAAGCAAAAAATAATGATTTAATCTCTGACGTCAACAACGATGAAGTTTTATTAACAACAGTACCGTCAGCTGATACCGAAGACAAAGCAGAACAAAACAAAATTTCAGTAAGCAAAGATGCCACAGCACAAGCACGTAAGGATTTAGGACTATGAGTAGAGTAATGTTAACAGCTAGCGAAGCACGAGTTAAATCCTTACAAGATATTTTTGTTCTCAGAGAAATACGCGACCTAGAAGAAGAAATTCTTTTAGCAAGTGCAGATGGCGCCGTTCAAGTTGTAGTAGTAACATCAAGCACAATGGCAAAGAACTCAGCTGATGTTGGTTATGCACTAGCCGCTGAATATTTTGATACATGGACCGGTGCTCGCGAAGACCGTCAAAAGATGTTGCAAATGAATAAGGTTGTCCAATACTTCAGTGATCTTGGCTACACAATTGATCGTCAAACAAATCCTAATACTCAAACCACTTTTCAGTGGGTTATTGCTTGGTAATCAATCATTGACTTTCTTATCGTTATCGTTTATAATAAACGACAATGATAACACATAATCCCAAATACAAATATGAAAAGCTAACTAGGATTGAAGGTCCTAGTCGGCTCTATGCCACACCAGATGGCTCTCGAGTACCTAGCGTAACTACTATCCTTAGTTCTACAGCAGACAAGACATTCTTAAATGAATGGAAGAAGCGTGTAGGCGAAGCAGAAGCTCAACGCATTAGTACCGAAAGCGCAGGTCTGGGTACCTTGGTACACAAACACATTGAGAACTTTATCGAAGGTATCGAACGTCCGCCGGGTAATACACCTATACATCAAATGGCAAGAGCAATGAGCGACCGTGTCATTGAAGAAGGCTTATCAGGTGTTGACGAAGTATGGGGCATGGAAGCCAGCCTATACTATCCTGGCTTGTATGCAGGCACCACAGACTTGTGTGGTGTGTACAAAGGCCAACCCAGTATCATGGATCACAAGACGGCAAAGAAAATGAAGAAGCCAGAATGGATGCAGGATTACTTTATTCAAACAACAGCATACGCCCTGGCACATAATGAAGTACACGGAACTGATATTCAGCAAGGTGTGCTTTTTATGGTTGATAGAGAAAACCAGTATCAAACATTTATTATTAAAGGCGCAGAGTTCAAACACTACAGCGACCTGTGGTTGCAACGAGTAGAACAGTATTACAAACTTAACTAAGTATCTAGTGGAAAATCGCAGTTTAGAACATTGGTTTCTTGACAGGCAAGGTAAACTACTAGCTTGGAGAGAGTGGAGAAGCACGTTGGCAGATATGGCAAAAGAATCTGCTTTTAACGAAACAGCAATCTGGTGGAAATTTGTCCCACTGGTAAACAAATCAATTGACCCATGGAGAGAAGATACATGGCCAGACCCTTGGACACTAATCAGCACCGGCCAGTTTTGTCCAAGTGCTCAAGGGTTAGGAATGTTCTATAGCCTTGTGTTAGCTGGTTTCGACTGTAAACTTGCAAGAGCCCAAATTGATAAAGAAACACGCCTAGTGGTAGTATTACCCAATGATGCATTGTTGAATTATTATGATGGAGAACTGGTTGACGTGAAAAATGTCAATCTTGAAATTTTACAAATTTGGGCGCCTAGCGACCTAGCTAGGCTGGTTAAAGTATAAAGATTTGGCGCACGTGCCTTCGGTAAGTAAATGTTCTTACAGCAAGGCCGTGACAATTGGAACAAGAAAAATATATGAGCAAAAGTGTTATTAACGTAATTAAGAGAAGTGGTAATAGAGAACTACTGGCATTAGAAAAATGGCAAGCCCAGATTACTAAAATTTGTAGTGGTATTGCAGACGTGAGTCAGAGTATGGTTGAGATTAAAGCTCAACCTCACTTCTACGATGGTATTACAACTGAAGAAATTGACAGCATTACATTACGTGCTATTGTTGATCTAATTGATGTAGAATCAAATCCAGACATTGGGCACACAAATTATCAATACGTAGCAGGCAAACAACGTTTGTCAATGTTACGAAAGGATGTATATGGCCAATACACGCCTCCTCGCCTATACGAAATCGTAAAGAAGAATGTGGCTACTGGTTTGTATACAAGCGAACTGCTTGAATGGTATACCGAAGCTGATTGGGACAAGATGGAAGACATCATTGACCACGAGAAGGACGAGCAGTATGGTTATGCGGCTATTGAACAGTTAATTGAAAAGTACCTTGTTCGCAATCGTGCAACAAAAGAAATTTATGAAACACCACAGGTAAGATATATGGTTGCAGCCGCCACGGTCTTTCACAAGGAAGAACCTAACTCAGCACGTATGCGCTATATCAAAGAGTATTACAACGCCGCAAGCGACGGACTTTTTACTCTTGCTACTCCTGTATTGGCTGGCCTTGGTACTCCTACTAAACAGTTTAGCTCTTGCGTACTCATTCGTAGCGATGATGATCTAGATAGTATCTTTGCTTCGGGCGAGATGATGGCCAAGTATGCTAGTAAACGTGCTGGCATTGGCTTAGAGATTGGACGACTACGTCCATTAGGTAGTCCCATCCGTGGTGGTGAGATTATGCACACAGGTATGATACCATTCTTGAAGAAGTGGTTCGGTGACCTGCGTAGTTGCAGTCAAGGAGGTATTCGTAATGCAAGTGCTACTGTTTTTTATCCTATTTGGCATCATCAGTTTGATGATCTTATTGTCCTTAAGAACAACCAAGGAACAGACGAAACCAGAGTCCGTTTTATGGATTATGGGGTTGTGCTTAGTGCTTTCTTCTGGAGACGATTTAAAAACAAAGAAAACATAACGTTCTTTGATCCCAATGAAGTACCTGACTTGTACCAGGCATTTTATTCTAACACTGAGTTATTCGAAGAGCTTTATGTAAAGTATGAAAACACTCTTGGCTTACGTAAAAAGATCATGAGTGCTGAAGAGGTCTTTAAGAGTGGCATCTTAAAAGAGCGCACAGATACAGGTCGTATCTATCTTGTATTCATTGACAACGTAATGAAGCAAGGCCCGTTTGATCCAGAGTATCACACAATTTTCCAAAGTAACCTTTGCCTTGAAATTCTTTTACCTACAAAGCCTTTTAAGCGTCTTGATGATCCTGACGGTCGCATTGCTTTATGTACGCTCGGTTCTATCAACTACGGAGCTTTCCGTAACCCAGAAGATATGCGTAGGGCTTGCCGTATACTTCACCGCAGTCTTAACAATATCCTTGATTACCAAGACTTCCTAAGCATCCAAAGTAAATTATCCAATGATGAAATTCGTCCATTGGGTATTGGTATCACTAACCTAGCATATTGGCATGCCAAGCGTGGCCTAAAGTATGGCGAACGTGATGCACTACATGAAGTCAAGACTTGGATGGAACATATGGCTTACTATCTAACTGAAGCCAGTGTTGAGCTTGCTAAAGAACGTGGCAAATGCTTGGGTAGTGATCAAACACGTTACGGACAAGGCATATTCCCATGGGAATTACGTGCCAATGGCGTCAACGAACTAGCAGACTTTACACCTGAACTTGACTGGGAAACACTACGTGCCAGCATGAAAGAACATGGCGTTCGTAATGCTACACAAATGGCAGTTGCACCTGTTGAAAGTAGTAGTGTAGTCATTAATAGTACAAATGGTATTGAAATGCCAATGAGCTTGATTAGCACTAAAGAAAGTAAAGCAGGCTCATTTACACAAGTTGTGCCTGAATATCACAAGTTGAAAAACAAATATCAACTAATGTGGGAACAAAAGGACTGTGATGGTTACTTAAAGACAGCGGCAGTTATTGCTGCCTATGTTGATCAGTCAATCAGTACCAACACCTTCTACAATCCTGCACACTGGGCAGATCGTAAAGTGCCAACTACATTGATTGCCAAAAACTTGATGCAAGCTCACGTGTGGGGCATTAAGACATTCTATTACAGCTTGATTAACAAAGCTGGTAGCAAGGCCATTGCAGAAGAAGCACCAACAATGTTGGAACCTATTAATTTTGACCTTGAAGAAGACTGCGAAGCGTGTAAACTATAATGTTAGAAACAATTTGTGAAGTATTAGAAGACGCTTACAAGCGCAACTGGATTACTAGTCGTGATGGTAATGTAAGTATTCGTCACCACGACCGTGATCACTTTTATATCACACCCAGTGGTGTGCGGAAACAAACTCTACAACCAGATCAGTTTAAGAAGATTGGCATTGAGAAAGGTTACTGGAACCAACCTCCTCAAATTTACTATGCCAGCAATGAATTAGAGTACACTGATATTAGTGAAAAGTTAAAGCCCAGTGGGGAACTTCCCTTGCACTTTGGCCTACAAAAAGAAATGGGACAACACAGCAACGATGTGCGAGTAGTTGTGCATGTTCATCCTACATACTGTATTGCGGCAATGCATGCCGGTATTGATTTGAGCACTATTAGCGATGCATTTCCAGAACTCAATAGATATACTAGGGTTGCACCCAATGTAGGCGATGTTCCTCCTATCAGTCAAGAGCTTGCTGACCAGTGTCATAAGATGTTACAATTAGACGAGCTTGGCAATGTTGCTTACGACATTGTAGGCATTAAAGGTCATGGGGTAGTTGCCATAGATACAAGCCCATGGCGGGCATATGAGCATATCGAACGATTAGAACACATCTGCAAGATAGTACTTGCTTCAGGAAAATATTAACATGAGTTATATTGTAGGATCGTTACCTCCAATCAAATGTTTTGTTAAACGAGAGTTTCTCTATAACTTTGAAAAAGGTCACGGAGAATTAGAACCAGCTATATGGGTCAGTATCAAAGCCTTACGGGGACAGGTGTTTCGCATCGAGTCATTGCTGCCTAACTACGGAGCACTCTACGACAAGTTACCCATTCATGCTTATGTATGGAGAGAAGATGTAGCAGGCGATTTGCCCATAGACACTTTACAGCTTTGGGATTGTATGGGGTATCGTTTTACTATTATTGAAAAAATAGGATTACGAAATTTAGGTGTAAAATTTTTAGGTAAAGACAAAGAGTGGCATCACGGTACCTATTTGTTCACTGTGGACTTTTGTGCTGACGGCATGGATGTAGACACAGGGTTTACTGAAGTTGCTGAAGAACATAAGAGCTTTAACTTTATACGTTTAGAAAATGGCCAGTTTGCCTGTCAGCCCAACAACCGTTGCCTGTGGTACGATCAAAGTTTAATTTCAGGCAAGACTAAATTCCCGGACTTCATTGCCGCACAAACCATATTCACAGTGGATGGCACACGCAAGTGGGCCGCAGGTGATGATTGGTTTTACGATATCACTGAACGAAAATGAATCACGTAGTACCTCAGCTTGGTGATACCGATATATTTGACAGTATAGGTACAGATGACCTTTGGTGTGTGGATAAACTGATTTTGTCAAAAAAACTAGGGTACACATGTGGTCCTGCCGGAATACCCCCTGTACCAGGCAAGTATATAGTGCGCCCTATTGTAAATCTAAAAATGATGAGTGTAGGGGCCACAATACAATATCTAGATTCTGACTCAATCCCAGATGGTTATTTTTGGTGCGAAATATTTACTGGCAGACATTTGAGTTTTGATTACCACTGGGGCAAGCAAACACTAGCAGTTGAGGGATTTAGAACAGATCCTACTCGTTTGGATAGATTCAGTCATTGGACACGAATCAACGATATATTTACATTGCCAGAAGTATTGCAAACTGTTGCAGATCGATATGAGTGGTTTAATGTTGAAGTAATAGGTAATCGAGTAATCGAAGTACATTTTAGATACAATGACGACTTTGCTAATCATACAGCTACTACTATTGTGCCTGTTTGGCAAGATGAGTTTTATCCTAGTTTAGCAGGAGATAGATTAGGATTTGTACTCAAAAACAGTTGACAACAATGATTGAAGATACTATAATTATGTTTTAACATTTAAGGACTGTTATGTTTAGCGTACTCAAATTCTTTTGGTTAGTGAGCCGTTCATCTTGGGATATATTGAATCCAAATCTAAACCCTCTGCGTCATGCACCGTTTTACATCAAATACTTTCTAAGTATCTTGTTAGGCTGTTTTTGGAGTCTAGCATTTGGGCTTTACATTGGTGAACTATTGACCATTGGTTACAACATGTTGGGACATATTGCCATCATCAGCATGGTGTTTGCTACCTGGGCTGTATTTCGCTCAGTAGAAAAAACATATGGCCCAAGACAAGGCACAGTAGATTGGCTACGTATGCCAGATTATAGTAGCCGTTGTGATGAACTCACTGAACAACAACGCCTAGAAAAAATTCAAGAATGGAACCGTCGTAATGTTTGGAACGATCCTAAATTGTCTGAAAAAGATAAAGAAACCTATTACGGAGCATAAATATGACCGTCAATGACATTATTGCCATTGTACTAATGGTAGCCGTAGTAGGCATAGTGTTATGGGATATGCACAAGAACCGAGAACATGAAGAAAATGAACCAAGAGAATAAAGAACCTGAAATAGAACAATGGTTAGAAGATGTGACCAAACATGCACACATTGTAATTCCTATCGCAGGCGCTGTATTAATTTTTATGTTGGCTTGCATTGCCATCACTGTGGCCTGACATGAAGTTTGAACACATCCATCATATACCAAAAACTGTTAGTGATCGTGTTGCCAAACGAGTAACTATGCTGTTACGTTGGATAGCCGATACGTTCTTTCTTAAACAGTATGGGCACAGAGCAGTAGTATTAGAAACTATTGCGGCTGTACCAGGTATGGTTGCTGGCATGTGGTTACATTTGAAAAGTCTTCGTAGTATGCGACATGGTTATGGTCCTATGATTAGAACATTGATAGCAGAAGCCGAGAACGAGCGTATGCACTTGATGACGTTCATTGATATAGTGCAACCCAACTGGTTTGAAAGAATTTTGGTCATTGTGGCTCAGGCAATATTTTGGCATGTGTATTTTATTGCTTATGTGTTTTTTCCTAAATGGGCACACAGAATGGTTGGTTACTTTGAAGAAGAAGCAGTGATTAGTTATACTGATTATTTGGCACAAGTAGATGCTAATCCTGAACTCAATGTGCCTGCTCCTAAGTTGGCAATAGAATACTGGAAACTACCAGCAGATGCTAGACTACGCGATGTTATCATTGCTGTGAGAGCAGATGAACAAGGACATAGTCAAGTCAATCATGAATATGCAGACAAGGATATACACTGAGGTATGGCACTGATCAAATGGATTTGTTTTACGATCATGTTGGCAGGAGCCATTGTGGTCAGTTTCAATCTGGATCCTATCGCAGGTATCATATTGTTATTTGCGGGTAATGCCGCTTGGTTGGCCACTGCCGTACGCAGTCGAGATTGGCCCAGTGCCGCAAACTTTGGCATGTTGGCCTCAGTGTGGTTTTTAGGTATCGTACAATATTATAAAGGATAACAAATGTCAAAACAACAATACAACTTAACAACAAAATCAGATTACCTTAGTCGTAAAATGTTTTTGGACCCAGCAGGTCCTGTAACTATTCAACGATTCGAAGAAGTCAAGTATCCTAAGATTGCAGACTTTGAAACTACAGCACGTGGCTTCTTTTGGGTACCAGAAGAGATTAGTCTAACCAAAGACGCACAAGACTTTAAAGATGCAAGCGATGCTATTAAACATATTTTTACGTCAAACTTGTTACGTCAAACAGCATTAGACAGTTTACAAGGTCGAGGTCCAGCACAGGTGTTTACTCCCTGTGTGAGTTTGCCAGAACTGGAAGCTTTAATGTACAACTGGAGTTTCTTTGAAACTAACATTCACAGTCGTAGTTACAGTCACATCATTCGTAACATCTACAATGTGCCTAAGGAAGTGTTTAACACAATCCATGACACTAAAGAAATTGTAGACATGGCAAGCTCTGTTGGCAAGTACTATGATGACCTGCATGTTATTAACTCTAGAAAAGAAGTTGGCCACACCATCCCAGAAGAAGAACATATCAAGTCTATCTGGCTAGCACTTAATGCCAGTTACGCATTAGAAGCATTCCGCTTTATGGTATCATTTGCTACAAGTTTAGCAATGGTGGAGAACAAAATCTTTATTGGCAATGGTAACATCATCAGCTTGATTCTACAAGATGAATTGCTACACAAGGGCTGGACTGCTTATATGATCAATCAGGTTGTAAAAGAAGATCCGCGCTTTGCTCGAGCCAAAGTTGAGTGCGAAGCTGAAGTATATCAACTTTACTTAGATGTTATCCGTGAAGAAAAAGAATGGGCTGATTATCTATTCAAGAAAGGTCCAGTTATTGGATTAAATGCAGCCATCTTAAAAGACTTTGTCGATTACACAGCCGCTGATGCATTAAAGCAAGTTGGCATTAAGTATCAAAGTCCTGCGCCAAAGTCAACCCCTATTCCTTGGTTCAACAAGCATAGCGATACAAGTAAAAAACAAACAGCATTACAAGAATCTGAATCAACAAACTATGTTATTGGTGTAATGGGTGATGCAGTTGATTACGATGCACTACCAAGTCTATGAGTTTTAGCGAGCTTTACATTACAGACTGGTGTAATGCTTGCCATGTTGCACTAGACAAGTTAACAAAAGCAGGCATTGAATTTGAAGTGGTAAAAGTAGATGCTGAGGAAGAACTATATAAAGCATTCAAAGTGTGGGAAAGTAGGCTAGGATACAATCCAAATCTAATACCACAGTTTTGGTACCGTGGTGAATACATTGGCGGCACAATAGGAATAAACAATTTTTTAAAGGATAGAAATGTTACTTGATATCAAAAAGAACGGCGACGTCATTACACTTAAAATGGGTTCTGGCGAAGAACTAATCGGACAATTCATTGACGAAGATGCTAATAGCTACACAATTGATCGTCCAGTGTGTATTGGCCAAAGTCCTAAAGGTGGACCAGCATTGGTTCCTTATTTGATGACTGTTAGCCCGGAACGTGCTCGCAATCTTAAAATTAACAAGAACTTGGTTGTTACTACTGGCACCACCGACAAAGAACTTGCCGACCAGTATACATCAGCCCTAAGTGGTATTCAGCTAGCACCAGCAGGAATGAAGCTGTAAAATGAGTAAACCTGTTCATCGACTAGGTGACATTAACGAGCAAGACGGCGAAATAACAGAAATTCCGCAAAACAGCGTTTATGCCAACAATCTTCTTATTAGCATAGATGGTAGCGAAGTAGAAGGCGGCCCTGAAACAACTGATAATGGAAGTCCGACTGTTTTTATAGGAGGAATTCCAATAAACAGGCAAGGTGACGAAGACGAGTCAGGGACACCACGAGCAGAAGGTAGCCCGGACGTTTTTGTAGGTCCATAATTAAAATCTCCCATAAATACATGGGAGATTTTTTTATGTGTAAAATGAAGCCTACGGCAATTGCCGCCCGAAAAGTAACGCCATCTGGCGAAGTGTATTATGATGATACGCCAGAAGGTCATGCGGCCGCAACCGAGGACATGCAAAAAACAATGGGCTCCGGCGCAAGTGAATCAGGGCAAGGTGGCGCCCAACCCGGCGGCGATGCTGGTGCTACCCCAGCCCCGCAACCAGATCCAAAAGACTGCTCAACATACACTGATGCATTATGGGACACAGCATGTAGTAAATATTTTAAATTTTCGCAGATGAAATACAAGCCAGTTGAAAATCCTGAAGCTAAATTAACTGCACAACAGATAGCATGTAATTGGCAAAAAGTTTGTCAAAATGTACTTGATCCTTTAGTTGATGCAGGATTTAAAATAACAATCAGTTCTGGATATCGTACTCCAGCATTTGATAAATCTTTAGGTGCTAAGAATAGTATTGGCGACCATCCATGCGGTCGTGCTGTTGATATTCAAATACTAGGCCAAGGTGATCCTTCTGAAAAAGCCAAAGGGTTATTCAAGCATATTGGCAAAAATATGAACGGGTCGTTCAGTCAACTAATTTACGAAGGTCGTTGGGTTCATGTAGCACATGGCGGAAATAGTCCTGAAATTGTATCAGTGCTGGTTGCTAGAAATGGAACTGCACCTTATCAGCAAGTAGGTGGACGAAGCGGAAGTAGATTAGATCCAGATTTGAAGTGGGCATAAGTATTCTACTATGGCAGACATTCCAATCATCCCGGGCGTTAAAGTTGCAACCAAAGGCATTTTAAACAAACCACTCAAAGACGTTATTTGTGCTATCCTATTTGGTGGCCTTAATAATATGCTAAAGGGTAATCTTCTTTGTGTTCAAGCAGACCTTAACGCATTAATAGAAGAATACACAGACTTACCATCTATTAAAGATCTGCAGGACGAGCTTAAAAATCTTAGAGATGAACTTAAGGCCATGGAAGATTTATCTGACCTTAAAGATGGTCTTGCTAGAGTAAATGCGGCCATTGCCGAAGTTCAAAATTTGTTAGCTCTTGATGGTATGTGCAAAATACCACTCAAGGCTCCTAAAATTCCAGATGTAATCAAAGAAGTTATTGATGCAGAATTTGCAGAAGCAAATGCCATCCTTAAAGACATTGGTAGATTGAGTAAGCCAGAATTATGCCTGTCCGGCAGCGGCGGCATTAACACTGGAAAATACAATCCAGAAAGTATACTTGGCAGTATACAAAAACATGGCGGCAAGATGGCAAATATCCCAAGCCAAAAATTTGCCAACTTAAAGAAAAAGATACAAGGCGTAACTAAGGCATTGTCAAAGTCTGTTAATAGACAGTTGTTTCCAGACTTTAGACATAAACACAACTTGATAACAGGTAAAACTTATAAAGCAGGTGAGCCAGTTATTACACTTGCACCTCCTCCTCCACTTGCCAATCAATGGAACGGATCTTATCCGCCGGCAAATGTTTCTAATTTAAAGACGGCATCTGCAAATGCATCTTCGTTAGTCGCAAGTTTAGCTAAGACTGCAAGCTATCCTTCGGATGTAAACGGTATCAGATATCAAAATATCTGGCCAGGCCTTGTTGGACCAGAATTATACGGTCTTGCTGTAACAGCTCTAACACCACAGGACCCATTGTTTACTCAACAAGATCCTATATATGATTATTGCGGAAAGATTGTAGGCTATAGCTCAACAGTTATTACTGGCGATGCTAAGTCTGGAGGTGGCGATCCAAGTGTAGATTCAGAACCCAATCCACCAATTACTGACTTTAATTTTTTGTGGATTGAAGATCGACAATGTTGGGCAGTTGATGGGATAACAAGTGACCAAATTATTAACGGACGTAGGGGTATTCAACTAAATTCTAACCCAGAGATTACATTACACCGCGGCCGTAATCATTTATTTGTTGTACCATCGTATGAAATGACATTTCAACCACCGCCAGATCGAGACTGGCGACAAGCACCAGAATTTTTTATATGCTATGTTGATTACATCGACAACAAACTAGTACCTAGGATGAAAAACGGCCAAGTCGAAAAGTTTAATCTAGGTTTAAGCAGATTAGAAACATACGAACTTCTAGAAGATGCCAACGGAGCAGACAATCCTGCAGAAGCACAAGCAAGAAAAGAACGTCATCCACTTGGTACACACTTGTACTTTACTGCTGAGAATAAAGTATACTCGGGCACACTAGCACCGCGGAATCCAGACTCTGATGTCTGGTGGTATAACACAGACACATGTGTTGCCAAACGTTGGGTACCAGATAATCTAGACACAGGTGCTGTGGGCTACTGGATTGAAGTAAGTGATGCTGAACGTGCCAAGCACTGGTTTGGTTCAAGCATTATATATGATAATCCTACTGTAAACTATCTAGCATACAGCACACAAGATGGTTCAGTTTTTGGCCTATTAAAATTAATTTGACAAACAAGTCAAATAAGTATATACTGTAAGTTATTGCTGTATGAAGTAGACAGAAAAGGATTCAAGACGCGGGGGCAGTGCCCGCCAGGTCCACCATAAGGAAGTTAATGAAGATAAGTGAACTAACATCGGGATACTTGGGACAGATTGCTAAGTTAAATTGGCAACCGGTCGACAAGAGTGTATGGAATTCTATTCGGGACGAAGGTCTAGATGAAGAACAAAACGCACCCAATTCTGCTGATTGGATCATGGCTTCATTAAATATTACACCAGAAGATGCTCAAGCATTGATGGCATATGAAGATGATGCAATCGAAGAATTTAATCGTTTTGATATTGCATTGAAGCAACGCTATCCTGGTATGGTAGATTTAATTGATTACGACAATGGTACTGTTACTATTGTCAAAGTCAAGTGAGTTTCTTTATAATGGGCCTGACACAGGATCGATTGGGTCAAGAGTACGAAAATGGACAGCTCGGCAATGCAGAAGCCGTAGGATTGGGATCTCCCGGTCGTAGAAGCACAACAAAGTAAACGCAAACGACTCACAGTTCGCATTAGCGGCCTAAACTCCGCTTAGGGTAAGAAATACCTCGTAACAGAAACTCAGAACCCGCTTCGGCGGGTTTCTTCTTATAACAACCAAAGTCCTACTCATTGGTAAACAATAACCAATTTAGTACCGTAAGTATATTGACTGGGATTTTTCGTTCTAGTCATTTTTAAAAGGAAATTAAATGAAGAAAATTATTTTAGCATCTATCTTGGCAACCATGGCCGGATTAGCATCTGCACAAACATCAGTTACACTTGGAGCATCTGCCGTTGAGTCTGACGTAAACGGACAAAACACAAATCGCACAAGTATCACTGTTCGTACAGGTGTTGGATACGGATTGGTTGGTGACGTGGGCGTTATCAATAGTCAAAACAGTACCACCAATGCAACATCAGTTCGTCAAGAACTTGGTGTATCTAAAACTGTATTCACAGCAGGAGCAGTCAGTGCAACAGTACGTGGCGGCCTTGGTCTAAAAACAGTATCAGGTTCAAAGGCAACTGAGTATTACTCAATTGAACCAGGTGTTAACTTTAAAGTAACTGAAGCATTGACAGCACGAGTAGCTTATCGTTACCGTGATGCATTTTCTTCTAGCGTAGCAGATCGTAGCGACACAACTCGCTTGGGGTTATCATATGCGTTGACAAAGAAAGACACCGTTGGATTAGGTTATGATATTGTCAAGAAAGATGGCGCAGAAACAGCCACCACTTTCAGCTACACACGCAGTTTCTAATTTAGAGTAAACTGCTCTACCAAAGCCACCAATTACGGTGGCTTTCCTATGACGCTTGTGTTATAATTACTTTGTAAGACAACAGTTTTACTACACACTCAAACACAGGAGAACTACAATGAGTACAACCGCTACAAATGGCTACACGATCCGTCTTGAACTACTCAAGATGGCAAAAGAAATGCTAGAGCAAGACTGGCATGCACAGCGTGATGCTGTAATGACCGACTACAGTACCAAAGTTGGATTTGCAACTGCACAAGCAGAAAGTCTGGGATTCCAAAACACCACACCACCTGCCGCACCAACCTTCAAACCTTTCCCCACCGAGGAAGAGATCATCAAGAAGGCCAAGGTCCTAAACGAGTTTATCAATACCAAATAACTTAAACTAGTTTAACCAAAAGAAGTCTATATGGACAAGAACCATATAGACTTTCTTGTAAAAATTTGCTATAATTGTAATACCATCCGCAAAGTGATGTATCAAAAACAAGGAAACTTAAAATGTTAAAGAAATTCGACGAAACAACTAAACAATACAAATTGTTCAAAGCTTTGGTTATCAATGGTGAGTCATTGACAGAAGCCGCTATCCAAAAGCGTTTTGGTATCAAGAACCCAACTGCTACTATCAGCGTTATCCGTCAACGTGGTTACGCAGTTTATGCCAACCCACGCAAAGCAGGCAATGGCGTACAAGTTACTGAGTACCGTCATGGTGAAGCTAGCCGCAAGATGGTTGCTTTGGCATACAAAGCACAAGCCATGGGCATCACAGTTTAATTTGCTTAAAAATTAGACAGATTAGCCCCTTAATTGGGGCTTTTTTGTGACTGTAGCATAAAAACAACAAAAAAACGGTTGACTTTAGGCTCAAAAGCTTGTATAATACATACATGTCAACACAAAAGGGAGTTTAAAATGCGTACATTTACTAAACAAGAGCACCTCAACAGCATTGATACAAATGATATCGGTGAGGGCATCGATGACTTTATGGATCCTGACCTTAATAAGGCTTTTGGCAAGTTCTGTATCATGGACGACCAGTGTGCCTATAACAACCTATTGGAAGACATGGGTTACGACAATGACGAAATTGAAAACGAGCATTGCACTATTGTTCACGACACAGTGGTTGAGACTCTCAAGCAAGTGAACCTGGTGTTTAAGAACTTGGGCATCGACCTGGAGTTCAAAAGTGCAGACATGGTAGAGCACGTGGCCTTCATGCTGACAGGCAAAGGTGACACACCCGAGGACATGGCCCACCGCATTCGCAGATTGGTCGACAACAAGCCTGTTTAATAGTATAATATACTAACGCACACAAGGAACCAAAATGGCTACAACAGATACAGTCCGTAAGTTAGGCAAATTTGAGGAATATTGGAGTGCCAAATATCCTCCTAGTAAAAGCACTAAAGCACAACTGCCCATGGGTCAAGCCAGCGCAGAATTTTGCATGTATGGTTACACACAAAGAACTTTTACCGACGCCACCACACATTACTTTGGAGTCCATACAGCTACTGGCACAGAGGTCCATGCCAGGACTAGAGAAGGTGCAGTCAAGGCCTTGGCCACAGTAGAGCGCAAACAGACAAAGATTAAAGAAGCTATTGCGTTTTTAAAGTCTGAGGGTTTTAACATTTCTAAATCTGTTTAAGGATAAACATGAAACTCAAAGCACTTACATTAGCCATTGCCCTGGCACTAGGCAGTACAGCATACGCCCAAACACAAGCTCTCAACTATGAGGCCAAAGAAATCAGTACTGTCCTTACAGTTGGTGGAGTTACCAATGCTTGGGCACGTGGCATCACAGGCAAAGGAGTTACCATTGCTATCCTTGACAATGGCTTTGACCTAATGCATAGTGACTTGGCAGGCAAGGTAGTTGCCAGCAAAAACTTCAACAGCACTATTGCCTATAACAATCCCAAAGATCCCACAGCAGTTACCTGGGGCTGGCATGGTACACTTATGACTGGCATTGCGGCTGGTGCCAACAACGGCGCAGGCACAGTTGGTGTTGCCCCCGATGCTCGACTCTTGCTTGGCCAAGTAGGCCAAGGTGGCACAATGACAAGCATTGAGATGGCCGCAGTATACAAAGGCATCGATTGGGCCAGTGCTCTTGGCGCCACAGTTATCAACCTAAGCCTTGGTTCTAACTTTGATACAAACTTCCAAAAGCAGATAGCATTGCTTAATCCGGGCGTAACTGGAATTTGGCAAGCACCTACAGCATACGGATCAATGTATGGCTACAGCATGAAAGAGGTTAATGCATTTGCAGTAGGTACCAACCGAGGAAGCATTATTGTAGCATCAGCAGGTAATCAAGCGTTGCCTTATGCCCAGTTCCCTGGTGCGTTTGCTACTCAAGTTGACAGCACTGGTAAGTTGGTGCTTGGCGGCCGCATGTTAATTGTCGGCGCCACCGATGCTACGGGTACTCGTATTGCACCTTTTTCAAATCAAGCAGGTCATATTTGTACAAACATTTCTGGTACAACTTGTAATGATCCATACCAGGTCAAAGACTTTTATGTTGTAGCACCTGGCATGCAAGTGTACGGTAGTCATGCAAACCAATTGAATATGGGCACTAATGGCGCCACCGCAGTACAAGGTACTAGCCCAGCGGCTGCCTACGTGTCAGGTGGTATTGCATTGATGAAGCAAGCGTGGCCACAGTTGCGTCCTGAGCAGTTGGTTGCTATTACACTTAAAACAGCCAAGGACTTGACATACAATCCTGTTACTAAAAAGAATGACTTAATTGGAGTCGATAGTGTGTACGGCCATGGTCTTGTAGATTTTGACGCGGCAACTCGACCCATGGGTGCTCTTGTGTTGGCAAATAATACAAAGCTAACAGGATCTGGACCACAAGGCAAAGTGTTGCAATTACAAGGTACAGGTGTAGTTACTACTGGTGCAACAAGCCTAAGCACTAGTTCAGTGCTACAAAATTCACAAGCAGTTGACACCATTGGTCGTAATTATACAGTTGACCTTACCAAGGCAGTTGGATATAACAATGCACTAAGTTATCAATATGGTACACCGTGGATGGCCTTGGCAGGACACAACTATAAACACTTTGTTACCCCAGTTGGTAAAGATGGTGTGTTGACTTTGATGTCAAGCGATGGTGGATCGTCTAGTCAGTATGAATGGCAACATAGTGCAGACACACGATTGAACTTTGAAGTAGGTGCATTGTCAGAACGCAATGGCTTCTTGGGAACACAAGGTGGCGGCGCAATGGCATTTGGTGGATCGAATACTGTTTGGGCAGGCGCAGGCTTTAGTCAGACTATTGTTGGCAACACGGCACTGATTGGAAACTATACAATGGGTATCACACGCACAGGCAATGTACAAGATAGCATGGTTCAACTTGGCTCTACTGTAGTTGCTGATAGCTGGAAGCTTGGTGTGGCGCAAAGTAATTTACTGTTTGAAGGCAAGTCTAAAGATACATTAAGTCTTTCGGTTGCATCACCGGTTGCAGTTCGCAAAGGTTATGCTACAATTACAGGCGTGACAGGTTACACTTACACTGATAACGCAGATGGTACTACAGATGCTAATCCAGTTATTCAATTAGAACGTGTTAGCTTGGCACCCAAGGCTCGAGAAATGAACTTGGTACTTGGTTATACAGTTGCAGTTAAGAATACAACCAGCGTTGGTGTAAACTTGGTTCGACAGTTTAACGCAGGTGGTCAAGCAGGAGTACAAGCTACTGGCGTATCAATTATGGCACGTAGCGTATTTTAAGGAAGTTACCGAGATGGCAAAGAAAATTGAATTAGACGGTGAAGCCGCAGATCGTATTACGGTTTTAAATCTCAAACAGTATCGTGCATACCTTAAGAAAGAACTTAAGGAATGGAAGAAGAATCCAAGATCCGACGATAACCCCAATGGATATTGGCTACACCCAGAAGATGTATCAGGTAACATTAGAGTCATTGAGGCTCTCAATTTGGTTATCAAACAATTTGGAGAACAGTAATGAATGAAAAGCTAGACGCAGAACTTTGTAGCACGTATCCTAAGATGTTTGCTAATCGTTATGCTGACATGAAGACCACAGCCATGTGCTGGGGATTTGAATGTGGTGATGGTTGGTACAATATACTTAGGGCATTGTGCTCTAATATTCAGCATCACATTGACTACAGCATTAAACGCAATACCGCTGACAACAACTACAACATGATGTTGATTGAAATGCATCGAGGTAAATTTGATCGGTTTGATGAATACTGCAAAGGTTATCTTGAACACTACAAAGAAGAAAAACGTGAAGAACTCCTTAAGGAAGACTTCCGCGAAGTGCATCCTATTGTAGAACAGGTCACAGTAGACCAAGTTAAAGAAAAGTTTGGTGCCTTGCGTTTTTATTACACAGGTGGCAACGATGAAATTAGTGGAATGGTTCGTATGGCAGAGTCAATGAGTGTACTAACTTGTGAAACTTGTGGCAAGCCAGGCGAGCAACGACACGGTGGTTGGATTAGAACCTTGTGTGACGAGCATGAGGCAAAACGTAATGCTAAAGAAGATGATTATCTTATCTAAGATTAATTGGGAATTGATTGGAGCATTGACAGCGGCTTTCATCTGTGCTACAATGTTGTTTGCTATGCCAAAGCAAGAAGGAAAATTGTATGATTGTAGTCTTGCTGAAATTTCACCCGACTATCCAGTTAAGGTGAAAGAGGAATGTCGTAAAATTAAATCAGAAAAGATTAAATGACAACATTGTATGTTTTAGTTGGTGTGCCTGGTTCTGGTAAAACTACTTGGATCGGGCATCAGCGTTATGATTGGGACAATACTGTTATTGTTAGCACAGACCGATTCGTTGACCAGTATGCGGCATTGAATAGAAAGACATACACAGAAGTTTTTCAAGAGTATATGCCAACCGCAGTTGAAAAGATGGCCCAAGCGGCAATAGAAGCATTTCGAGATAACAAGGTTGTAGTTTGGGACCAGACAAGTACATCAGTTAGCACTCGTGCTAAGAAGTTGCGTATAGCACCGTCACATTACAAAAAGATAGCAGTTGTATTTCAGACTCCGCGTAAAGATATTCATGACAAGTTTTTGAATCGACCTGGTAAAGAAATTCCTAAAGAAGTTATCAATGACATGATTGCTAAGTTTGAGTATCCAACGTTAGAAGAAGGCTTTGATAAAATTATTGACGCTAAGTTAAAAGGCATTGACCTATGAAAAAGATTTATTACGAAAAAGTTGGTCGACGCTATAAGCCAGTTGCTGAGTATGACAGCACTTATATGGATAGTTTCCCTAAGGGTAATCATCTTGTAATGTGTTACCCTGGTGGTAGCTCTCGTAGGTTTAACATTGAACCAGCACTGGCTCCTATGATTGCCGCAGGACGCTACGCTGAAGATGCAATGAGTTCGGCTGTGGTCAAGGCAAGCGAAATGCGCCCACATAATAAGCCTATCACTGAAAAGCAAAAGAAAGCATGGGAAGCTCTTGCTAAATCATTTGGAGATGACCTTTACTATGTTGAAATTCCTAGCGCCAGAGAAATTGCAGAAGCTGGGTTAAAGGCAATGGAACAAGAAGCTTCTAAGTTAATGGAACATCCAATGGTGCAAGCGGCTTATGATGAGTTTATGGCTACATGCAAACTTATATGCGACCAACATAAGTAATGGATGCAAAATGATTTCTTTGTTCCGTTAACTTTAACCTTGCCGGAAGAAACCAAAGTGCTACTTCGTGAGCACTTTATTTCTGAGTTGCATACAAAACAAAGCACAAGAAAACAACTTGGCCTTTATCCTACTCCTCAATCTTACGAACTTGAAAGTATGGTAGATGACTTTCTTGGACCTATGGGATTAAAGGCTGGTGCGTTTGGAACGTTTGCAATATTACCAAATACAAGAGATGTTAATATTCATGTTGATGCAATGAAGCTTAATACACGATTAAGCTTTTATGAACTAGCAGATGCTCCTGGGGAGATACATTGGTACTCAAATTTAGAGGATGGATACGAAACTTGGAAACCAAGTTATCTGGGTGGGAATCCAATTTTAGACTATAGATATAAATGGATCGATGAACTACAAGAAGGTAAACGCACTTGGGATGAATGTCCAACACCAATTTACAAGGTATTAACTAATGTACCTAGCGCACTTGTAATGACGTCTCTGCCACACAATGTTGTGCAAGGTAACGGATTTCGTATTACAGTAAGTTGTCAGGTTGTTGATAGGGAAACTTTATCTGTAGAAAGCACTTGGTATAAAGTTAAAGAATATTTTAACTCCATTGCATTGCCTGCCAGTGCATCCTAATAGTAGTGTATCCGGATCCAAAGTAATCCGATCCGGGCATAAACTTAAACAGCTTTCCGTTATACTCTGGGTTGGCACAAATGCTTTTTACAGTTGCCTGGGCTGACTCACGTGACTTGGCAAAGAACACCTTGTTCTTGCCCCACATGATTGGGAACAGTAGGCCTTGATGTTGTGCAATAACAGTGGCCCAGGTGCGTAGAGGAGCACCTGTACACCAGTCATCAACAATGTACACACCATCGTCTTTTAGCATAGGTATGCATCTACGCATTGTGTCTAAGTTTTCATCTACCCCATCACCATAGTCGTGATGTATGATATCGTATTGTTGAATGCCAACAAGTTTTTCAGTCAACACAGAAGTTACCGACAAGGGGGTTTCTGTCAAGCGCTCGCATCGTTCTTTGATCCATGCAGACATATCTTCGGGTGTGGACAGCATGGCAAGAGCTTTGATTTCTTCTGTAGACAAGCAACGGTTGAAGTGATCTGTATACCATGCTCCACTGCCGTTTGCGGCTTTGGCACCAATAAAGCTAAGATGGTCAACACCTGTAAACTGTACATTGTTATGTCCTGTTTCAGCCAGGGCCTGGTTAAAGATGCCTATGCCACCGCCCAGGTAAGATCCTAACTCTAAAAAGTTTTCGATGCGTGGTTTGCTACCAAACAGCAACCAGCTAGCAATCACATCTTCGGGTGGGCTTAACATACCTAGTTTTAGGACATGTTGATATATGTTGTTTAAGTTGCGCCAGGAATAGTCCATGTTTTCTCCGATAAGTATGCGTATGCTTGATAACTTTTATGTTTACGAAACACCAGACTTCTTAGATGTTCCTTACATTGTCAATTTAGTTATGCAAAAGTTGGAGACTGATTTTGTCCTTCAGGGCTATGTTAGAATCAATGCCAACGAAGATCCTTACCTTAAGACTGTACTAGAACAGTTTCCTTTTATAGGCGGATGGCTTAACATTTACCATACCAAACCGGGCGGCTACATTCCCTTGCACGTTGATGGGCATAGACTTGCGGCTTTTAACATTCCCATTAGCGGATGCGATGAAACAAGTCAAACCATTTATTATGAACCAATGGGAGAGATTGAAAAGGTCTACAAAGAAGATGAACGCCATTATCGTATTCATGGTGAGATGCAGGAAGTCTACAGATTTGCACTTACTAGGCCTGCATTGATTCGAAACGATGTGGCCCATGATGTAAAGCGTTTCAATGCTACTAGTACCAGGATTATTGCTAGTTGGGGAGTAGGTGGCTCATATGAGGAATGTAAACTAAAGTTTAAAGAATACTTCCAAAATAACGGTTGACAAGCCAATACAAGTCATATATACTAGCAACATGATGAAACATTTTTCTATAGCAGGTTCGATAAGCATACGTTGATCCAACGTATTCGTGCCCCTATAGTTTAATGGTAAAACGGCGGATTTATATCCCGTAAGCAACAGATAATTGGTTCATCTCGGTTCGACTCCGGGTGGGGGTACCAAAAAAATAATTTAAGATTTTTAGTACATAACCGTTGACAAAGAGACAGATTGGATATATAATTACACTATGTTAAATGCAAATTTATTACCAGGAACAAATACGCCAGCCGTGGAGGGTACTCCGCAGGCTTGATCCTACACATCTGTAATGATCAAGCCTTGGAACTAAACACTCCAAGGTTTTTGTTTTTAGTGATAGTAGAATTTTTTTGATGCGGGTGTAGCTCAGTTGGTAGAGCACTACCTTGCCAAGGTAGATGTCACGAGTTCGAACCTCGTTACCCGCTCCAAAAAAGTTTTAAAATAGTTTCAAATAAGTGTTGACAACATGACGTAACTGTCATATAATTGATACTTACACAGCAACAAACGATAGAGTAGTTGCTTAGTTCTTTAAAAATTTAGTGGCAATTTGCTCGGCTCGTCTATCGGTTAGGACGCTGGCCTTTCACGCCGGAAAGAGGGGTTCGATTCCCCTGCCGAGTACCATTTGTTTAGTGTTATCAAGGAATCGTGTATGGACGCATACACTATGCGGGCCTAATCCGCCGGAAACAGGTCCTAATATAACTGCATCGGCTTTGACCGGGAAGCACCCGACGTCTAAATTTGCGTGATAACACTAAACAAATGTATGCGAGAGTGGAGAAATGGTATACTCAGGAGACTTAAAATCTCCCGTCGAAAGGCATGCGGGTTCGAGTCCCGCCTCTCGCACCAATAAGTTTTGCACCGTTAGCTCAGTTGGTTAGATCGCTTGCCTGTCACGCAAGAGGCCAGGGGTTCGAGTCCCCTACGGTGCGCCATAAATTTGATGAGGGGGAGTGTGCATAGCGGCGCAATGCCTACGGTGCCTACTCTTAAACAACAGCAGAGCAGTCACGCAAACTTCGTGATGTAAGACTTGGAGCCACTCCTGTGCCCCTTAGCTAGTAAAATTGGGCGTTCTATAAATAAACGCATGATAGAACTAGAATATGCAGAAGTATCTTGGGCATTGAACGCATACTGTAAATTTCAGTGTACGTACTGCCAGCCGCACTTTAAAAACGGTGAGCTAGATAAAACTGTTGACCAGTATTTGTCTGTTATTGACAAGTTACAACATACAAGGTATAAACATCACAACAAAATCTATTGGAAGATAAGTGGTGGTGAACCTTTACACTTTCCTCATCTTAGCACATTGTTAAAGAAGATGAAAGAGAAGCCTAGTATTGTTAGACTAGACACCAGTGGTGATGATACATGGTTTTCGGTGTATGGTGTGATAAATCTCATTGACAAAGTAAAACTAACATATCATTCGTGGCAAAATGATGATGTGTTTGATTTTATACTTGAACAATGTAAAGAAAAAAACATTGATGTTTCTATCATAGTACCATTGGTTCCAGGCCGCATTTTTGAATCAAGAGACAAAGTAAAACGCTTTAAAGATCTTGGTTATGTGTGTAGTGAGCAAATGTTACGAGATATAGATGGAAAGACACATCGAGGATATAGTGCAGTTGATATTAATAGAATATATGGTAGGCCAGATGATTGGGAACCAAAGCCAGTCATACCTATTGTTCGAGATCCAAATGCACCAGATCCTAATTACATAGATCTTAGGATTGTTAATAACACAGACCCAGTATATACTGGACAACCGTGTTATGCAGGAGTTGATTGGTTGTATATAAATCCAAAAGGATTTGCATCATACAGCCAATGTGGTGGCAGGAACGAACACTACAATGCGTTTGATCCAGATTGGCAACCACCAAGCAATCATTTTCCATGCACAGTTAATCAGTGCAGGAACAATAAAGATCGTAGAAAAATAAGAATAATGACCGAACGTTCTGCCTAATCAGCAGATACTGTGACCCGCAGGATGAGAAGTAGTGTGATAGCTACGGGTGGTAGTCTTTAAACCTAAAGGCCGCTAGCAATGCGAGAACGGTCCCTGTCGGGAAGCGGGTGGAAGGTACATGTGATGACTCCAAAGGTTTGATGTACTACAATTACCGCCGGGGGATGCAGAGCATTTTTTGTTTTTATAGTCAAGCATCGATAAGGTATTGTGTATGGACGCATACACTATTCGGGTCACAGCGGCCGGCGACTGATCCTGATATAACTGCATCGGCTTTGGAACGGAAGCACCGGACTCCTAAATTGGCATTCTCGGTGCTTGACTATAAAAATTAGGTCTTAAAGTGTTCATGGACGCACGACGGCTTGTCACGCCGTAAGAGTGAGGATTGTTACTCCCTAAGACCGCCAAGTTTTGTCGCATTAGACTTCTGGTGAGGTCATCACCCTTTCAAGGTGACTAGACGGGATCGTAACCCGTATGCGACTCCATTGATAAACACACTTACAGATCCGCCCGAGTAGTAAGGGAGATAGCGACTAACCGTTGAAGGACTGTTTAAAAGTGTGTTTCTATATGATATGGGGGTGTAGCTCAGTTGGGAGAGCGTCTGCTTTGCAAGCAGAATGTCGCAGGTTCAATCCCTGTCACCTCCACCAATTTTTAGTCTTTGATGATGAGCGAATCGAAGACTTCTAATGCATGTTCCCAAGATTTGACATCGTTGAGATTGAATCGGATGCTAATACAGACCCGATTGTGACTAGAAGTTTTATATGTTACACGATGCGGAATATCAGTTCTAAACAAGTAAGGTTGGTTTTCTTTAACATTTAAAGATCCAATGTTAGTAAACGCTGATATATCCATGTTAGCCCGATGTCCATAGTGTGCTCCATTTAGTTCTAATGGTAATGCATGTTCTGGATCAGGCAAGTGTTCATTTTCTTTACTAGTGTCATACCATTCAAATAACGTATCACCTGGAGTTAATTCCCAATTGATACCGCATGGTATCGATTTCCATTGGTTATCAAGATATGTTATATCGCGATGTACTTGGATTTCGTTTTGTTTTGCATACAGCCGTCCAAAGTACACAACAAATCTTGGACGTAAGTTTATAGACTTGAATATATCAAGTATCTCAGAAGTAAGATAAGTTTCTAAATCTTCTTCAACGGTACTATACTTCTTTTTCTTGGCAATTAACGAACCCAAGTTTTCACGTTTAAGCGGATCTTGCGGAAGGTTTAGTTTGTAAAATAGACTCATTGCAATATTTAGTGAGTAAAAGAAAGGAAATAATATGTCAGATGGTGGTAAAGGAGATTCTCCTCGCCCAATTAGTGTAGACCAGAAAACTTTTGCAAGTAACTGGGAAGCAACATTTGGAAAGAAGAAATCCGAAGGAGAGAAACAAGCAGATGCTTTTCTCAAAAATGAATATTATGACTTAGATGACCAAAATGGTCCAAAAGATTCGGTGCAGGCCGACTAAGTAGGCTAACAAAATCATGCTACACTTAATACAAAGCCTAACCGACAAGTTTTTTGAATTCCTAAGTCACGATCCTGTGAGGCCACACATACCTCACGTGGATAGAGTTGGCAATAACAAAGATATCTTTGTTCTTCGAGACACAGATGAAAGCGCAAAGGCAATCACTTGTGTAAGTTATCAGAATTCTATACCAACTTCAGAAGGCGAGCTTTTTGAAAATGGCACAGATGAACCTAGTGTAGCAGTATTTTATACAATATGGAGTTATGCTCCAGGTGCAGGACGCAAGTTAATCTTTGATGCAGTAACTCATATCAAAGAAACTAGACCAAACATTAATACGTTTGTAACACTAAGTCCAAAGACAGATATGGCACGTAAGTTTCATATCAACAATGGTGCTATAGTTTATAGAGAAAATACTGAAACAACAAATTATAGATATATGAATGAGGGTCTTTAGCTCAGTTGGTAGAGCGTCTGCCTTACACGCAGAATGTCATCAGTTCGAACCTGGTAGGACCCACCAATATAAGTAAGTAGAACAGATTGCCCCTGTAGTTAAATGGTAGAACATCGGTTTTGTAATCCGAGGACGGGAGTTCGATTCTCTCTGGGGGCACCATAGTTAGTTTAGCCCGATTAGCTCAGGGGTAGAGCAACCGCCTTGTAAGCGGTAGGTCGTCTGTTCGAATCAGACATTGGGCACCAGTTTATTCGGAGTGTAGCGCAGTCTGGTAGCGCACCTGGTTTGGGACCAGGGGGTCCAAGGTTCGAATCCTTGTACTCCGACCAAGAGCAGAGGATAGGTTACATTATCCAGTATGAGTCACAAGGTACCGCGGTAAATCCTTGGGCAAGCAATAGTACAATAATGCAATGTAACAGGTGGTAGTGATCTACTAACGGGCCAGCCTCAAAACTTGTGTCCACCAATTTTATGCGGGATTAGTTTAATGGCAAAACAGCAGATTTCCAATCTTCGGTCATCAGTTCGATTCTGATATTCCGCTCCAAACCCCGTGTTAACTCAACGTAACAGAGTTAGGTAATTAGCAAACCTTAAACGCTACGGTGCATTGGATCTACCGCAAGGCTCTGTTTGGAGCGACTTGAGAAATCACAAAGGCGGGGACGTTGCCCGTCTAAATGGAAAAGTACGTGGACAGAGTAACCGCTCAGTTTAGGGCTCTTGTGGTGAGAGTAGCTAGACACTAATACTTTTCTTTGATAAATATCTTTATGAATATTTTTAAACAAATTTCACAAAGCATGAATAAGCCCACAGTAAAAGAGGCTCAAAAACATGACTATTCTACATTGGCATACGCCAAGGTTAATTTAAAGTTTAACCAAAAGCAGTTTATCAACGAATACGACAAACACATATTACCAGCTGGCATACCTATTTCAAATAGCCAAGGCATTGTTTACATGACATCTAAGCTAAACGAAATTTGGGGCATGGTGCCACCTGAAATTTACGACACAGGTGATGTATGGGTACAGCCTGGAAGTGCCGCAACGTTGAAATATATTACACGACAGCGTCCTTGCTGGATAATGACACAGCTAATGGAATTAGATACTTCTAACGTAGAAGATCCGTTAATGAAACGTTGGGCAAGTGTAGGCGGTCCAAGCATTCGTAACGAAACATTAGCCCCACAGTATAAATGGGTAATAAAAGATCAGTTTAAAGATCTTAAAATATGGAAATGGATACAAACACTTCCGTTCAGTAAAATCAATAGTTTACATTGTGTTAGCATTGAACCTGGTGGATTTGCTGTAATACATAGAGATATGAAAGGGTTTTACGATTCCAATTCAAGTGCTGGTGTTAGTAGAGTGTTCAACCAAGGTTATGTTATCATGACCATTAACATCAGCGACGGTGGCGGTCCATTATGGTGGGCTCTGGACGGAGATGATTGTACCAAACCTTATCAGGCAAACGATCCTGTTTATCTGACAAATGACTACTTTATGCATGCCGTTCCTATCATGACAAGTCGTCGAAGACAATTAAGAATCACAGGTATACCAACCCCAGAGCTATGGGATATGGTTGACCATAAGACTAAGATAGACATTGGTCCTGATTACAAGTTTGATTCAACATACCTAAGTCGTGAAGGCTTTGGTAAAATAGAATAAGTTTATTCCTCAATAGCTCAGTCGGTAGAGTAGCGGACTGTTAATCCGTTGGTCAGTGGTTCGAGCCCACTTTGAGGAGCCATTATATCGCGGGTTACGTCAGAGGTCAGACTGTCAGGCTCATAACCTGGAGGCCGGAGGTTCGAATCCTTCACCCGCAACCAATTAATATCTAGTTTGACCATTGGTAAGGCCAATGGAAATAGAAATCCTAGATCTTGTTAAATTTTCTACAGTATGTAGAGCTTTGGTGTTTAAAATAAACCAAGCGCCTGCATCAAACTTTTCAGCGTGTACTTCAAATAGATTCTCAAATGAGTCTAATCGTAAGCTGGGTAATCTTGGAAATGGTTGGCCTTTTTCTTGATACCATTTGGTAATAACATTATCACCGCCTGCGTCGATGAGATAGTTTAATACATCATCGCCACGCGGTCCATCTGTGTGCGGAGCATAAGAACAAGGTTCCCCATTGTAAATGTATTCAAAAACTTGAATGCCAATGCGAAAGTTACCAGATGGTGTAAAATTTAAAGTGGGGTCTACAACATCTATGGCCCAGCTAAGTATTTTATTGTTAACATTAAATCTTTTGTAAGTTGATCCGTAAATTGTTTCACCTTTTGAATTAGTCAAATAAGGAAAACTTTTTAACATTGGTTGCTTGACAGACCACTGAAGGTTATCATCAGACTCTATCATTTTCAATGACTCGTCAATAATTTCTTGGGGAGGCATTGCAATGTTGGGTCGTCTACATAGTATCATAATTCTACTTATGCACCGTTAGATCAGTTGGTTAGATCGCATGTCTGTCACGGCGGAGGCCAGGGGTTCGAGTCCCCTACGGTGCGCCATTTTTTGCCACTAAATTTATCTATTGACAACAGGTCAATTCTGCTGTATAATTACGCATGTTCAAAGTAATAAGCAAAAATAAACTCATATTAAATGTATATCCAACACTAAGCGAAGCAATGTCTTTTGCTAAAACTGTTGGTATGTTTGTGACCATTAAAGGTACAGAATTTGAAGTCTGCGGCATCTTTGGTGTAGATTCTATTAAGAATGGCCTATGCCCAGATGGTGTTGCGTATGACTGGAACAAAGCAAGCCGCATCGGTCGTGTTAAGAAAGAGAGGGTATAATGCCTTGGATTGAAAACGTAAGCTTGGGTGACATTTCCAAAGGTCGCCATCACAATGCTGGTGAGAATTCCATGCTGATTCAAATTGTTGATCCGGGCATGGAGTTTCCTACTCCTATGCACCAGTTCAAAGAAACACATCAGTTTCATTTTTTAGATCTTGAGGTAGGTGATGCTTTTGGCGAAGAGTTTAAAGTCACTGATACACAAGCAGATGAGCTGGTCAGGCTATTGCAACATGCCATGGGCAAACGAATGAATGTGGTTGTTCATTGTGTTGCAGGTGTGTGCCGTAGTGGTGCAGTCTGCGAAGTTGGTGTAATGATGGGCTTTGATGACTGTGAAGTATTCCGTAGCCCTAACTTAATGGTCAAACATAAGATGATGAAAGTCTTGGGTTGGACATACGACGAGAACGAGCCCCATACAATCAATGGTGTTACTACTGATTGGGGCTTTGTTCTTCCCAAAGAGCGTGACGGCGATATATGAACTGGTTACGCTATAGTGGAATATGGGTTACATTAGTCGGTAACCCATATCATTGGCGCATTGGATTAGTAAAAGAATCTAATGTATGGGATGAACCCAATAGAAAAGAATTTGCTGGCCAGCTTGCATTCTTAACCATTAGAATAGTATTAGACAACGGTAAGTGGTAACAATAAATAGGGATATGAACTTAAACTATCATATTCCTGTTCCTTTTTTATGGCCTACAGAAGAAGAAGCAAAATACGCTACTGATAATATTATTCCTGTTGCAGAAGATTCGGCTAAAAAATTATTTGAGCGTCTTGGTCCTAAATTTGATAAGACCTATATAGATCAAGAATTAGTAGGTAATTGGGGTACTGGCAAAAGGATAAAAGCACACATTGCCGAGCTTGGGCTAGTCTTTAAAGGATTTTCTGTATTTGTTGGAGCCCCTGGAGCCATTTCAGCTAAACCACATGTTGATGGTGTAGGCCTTGGACATGCAATGGTTGCCAGGTTAAATGTTCCCTTACGTGGTATTAAAGGTAGTAAACTTAGCTGGTGGAAAACAGGCACTGAAGATCCTCGCATATTAGAACGCCACTTTGAAGAATGGAACGCTCAGAAGAAACAGTGGCAAAAAGGATTTAGTTACCTAGCAGACCCGGAAGTTGATTGGGAAGAGCCTGATTGGTCAGTTGACGAGCCAGGCCCGTGCTGGAACAGAACTGAAAAGTCTCATCGCTTAGACCTAGATAACACCACAGAAATTCGTATTAACATTACAGCAGAATTATTGCAACCAGTGTCTTGGGAAACCTTGATCAAACGGCTTCAGGTACTTGGTTATTGTTAAGGTAAGTTGTTGCCGTATTTGGCAATACTTCTTGCAATAAGATTATCGTACTTGGACCAATCGTAATCTATAGCCATAGTACATAAAATTTTAGAATGCCCTTCTAGTTTTAATGCACCGTGTGCCCAATCTTTGTTATTATAGGCAAAGGTATTTGACTCCGTTTTACTTACATCAACAAATTTTGGATTAACAGCGTCCTGGGGCCTTTTACTGATAAAGGTGTCCTTTTTTTCTTCTGGAATAGCTTCTAGCATAAAAGTAGGCTTGGGATTATTATCTTCGATTACTATACGCATGGATGTTGGTATAGGTAATTGCTCGTTCAAGTCTCGATGAAACCCAATGGGTATAAGGTTAGACCAAAACTGAACCTGATTTAAATGTCTAATAGGCAAGTAATCATGTAGCTGTTGGAAGAACTTTGGAAATAAAGTTTTGCCATCAACTAATGGATTAGTCCAACGGTCATCTGCACAGTCTTTGTTAAAAGCAACAATACCATCCCAGTTTGCTTCTACCCATTGATTTTGCCACCAAGGATCTTTTGCTGCCTTTATTGCAGACTCTTCAAAGCTCAATGGGTTGCGCTGATCGGCTTTAATTCTTAATATAGGTTTCTTGTTTGCTTCCCATACTTCATGAAAGTTATCATCCATTACTATCTTTGGAATATCAAGTATTACAAAAGGAATGCCTCCATACTTTGTAGTCAAAGTATGCGGGAATGTTTGCACATTCCACAAATGCTGTTGATTATTTGCGACCATAACGCTCTATACTCTTATCCATTAGTTTTTCGTAACCAACCCAATCCCATTCGGCTAGTATGAACATTAGAATCTTAGAATGATTAGGATCCTTCTTTGCCGCATGACAAAATTCTGAGTTATTAAATACAAATGAGTTAGTTTCAGTTTCCCTATAAGCATCAACAAAAATAGCATCTTCTGTTACACCTTTGTTAAGTCTTTCGTATCCCCAGCCCTTCTTGTCTTCAGGTTTTGGCGCCAACCAGAATGTTGGTTTAGGATTATTGTCATCTAAAATAATTCGCAATGATGTGGGTACACCAGGATATTGTTCGTCTAGGTCTCTGTGTAGTCCAATTGGAAATTGATTATCCCAGCAACGAATCGTATGTATTTTTTTCAACGGCAAGTATGTTTCCAATTGTTCAAATAATTTTGGAAACTGAGTTTTGCCATCAAGTATAACATGCTTCATTGTTTTATCAGGAGTTGGTGTTAAGTATAAACCTTTCCAATTACAACCTTCTTCGATGTATTCGTTTTTAAACCAAGATTCATTTTTTGCTTTTTCTTCAGCTTCTTCTTTTGTAAATGGATACCCGTTTGTCTTGGATAGTCGCAAAACATTGCGAGCTTCTTTGTTAAATGTTTTAATGAAATATTCATCTGGGATGATGCGAGGTATATCTAGCAATACATAAGGTATGCCTTTGTATTTTTCACCTAAATGTTTTGGGTAGTCGTCGTTGAAGTGTGCCATGCATCTATTTACCAATGGCCTTTACCTATTATCAACATAAGAAAATACAATGGGTTTTTACCATTTTATAGTTGAATTGTATGATATATAATGTTATACTTGAACTATCAGTATAAACACTGAGTTCCGAAGCCGACGAAGGATCGGAACTTACTTGCTTAACAAAGGAGATATAAGCATGAAAACAGTTGGTGATAGACTAACCCCATTCGCAGTCACAGGAGTGAAGCCAGGACAACCAGAAGACGCTTTCTATACCATTACAGAAGGTAGTTTTGAAGGCAAGTGGAAAGTAATCGTTTACTATCCAAAAGACTTCACATTCGTTTGCCCAACAGAGATTGTAGCCTACGACAAATTAGCCAGTGACTTTGCTGACCGTGATGCAGTATTATTAACAGGTTCTACAGATAATGAATTTTGTAAAGTAGCATGGCAAAATGCTCACGCTGATTTGAAGAAGATCACACATCACCAATTCGCTGACACACGTCGCGATGAGTTATCATTGATCGAACAGTTGGGCGTATTCTATGCTCCAGCAGGTGCGGCATTACGTGCTACATTCATTGTTGACCCAAGCAACGAAATCCAACACGTCACAGTCAACAACTTGAACGTGGGTCGTAGTCCAGAAGAAACACTTCGTGTATTGGATGCACTACAAACTGGTGAACTATGTGCTTGTAACCGCACAGTTGGCGGAGAGACACTCTAATATGGCATTCAACGACACTATCAAAGGTGCGTTGCCAGACTACGCAAAGGACACCAAGTTAAATCTTGATGCAGTTCTTTTGCGTAGTACATTAGACGCTGATGTAGCTATTGGTTGTGCCGTGGCCGCATTAGCCGCAACTGGTAACGGTAAGGTTTTAAGTATCCTATTAGCAGATGGCCCAGTACATGCCGAATCAGCAATGACTGCGGCAAGTATCATGGCGCAAAACAACGTTTGGTACCCATTCGTTGAAATGGCTGATGATCCTGCTCTAAAAGGTTTGCCAGCACAGTTACGCATGAATGCTATTGCAAATCATGGCGGAACCACAAAGGCAAACTTTGAAGCATTTAGTTTGGCCGCAAGTATTGTTGGCAAGTGTCATTTCTGTGTCAAAGCACACTATGACACCTTGAAACAAGAAGGCTATACTGTAGAACAACTTCGTGACATTGGTCGCATTGCCTCAGTAATGAACAGCGTGGCAAAAGTATTAAATAGTTAAATTGGTTGACAATGCGAAGCGATTGCTGTATAATAGCAGTAATTGCTTTTCTTTTTGAGTTTTTATGTTAGATTGTTTGATTGTAGGTGACAGTATTGCAGTTGGTACGCAACAGTTTCGACAGGAATGTGTCCTAGTAGGAAAGGGCGGGATTAACACTTGGCAGTTCAATAAGGACTATGCTCGCAAGATTGAACCCGCTAATACAGTTATTATCAGTCTTGGCTCTAACGACCATGATGGCGTAAACAGTTTTAAAGAACTGTTGGCAATGCGAGAGCGAGTTGAAGGCAAACGTGTGTTTTGGATCTTGCCAGCAATCAAGCCGCACATTCAAGACATGGTGCAAATCATTGCCAAGAACTATGGCGATACAGTACTGCCTATTACACGACTACAGCCCGACAAGGTACACCCAAGTTGGGCAGGTTACAAGGACATTGCCGCTAAAACAAAATAACTACCGTTGTATTTTTACAACAAGGCTTGACAAAGCTCTTTTTTGTGTTATACTATGTATACAGTAGTTAGAAAGGAGCCCAAAATGTCCGAAGTTAAACTAAACGGTCTCTACAAAGTTACAATGACTGAGTATGAAAGAGGTTATGGTCAGCGGGATATGGGTACTAAGTTCTTTGACAATGAAGCAGAAGCCAAGGCTTTTGTAGCAGAGTACAACAAAGATCCTGGTGATCCTGATTGCTTCTACAGAGCAGACTACAGAAAAATAAATTAAGAAAAAGGTTGACAAACAAACTTTTTATGTTATAATTAGTCTTTAGAAGGATTGTATAATGACACTTAAACAACGAGCCGCACTTGAAGTGGCAAAGGTTTTCGCCCTTGCTTCTGTTATGGGAGTTGGTACTGGTATTTTGTTAAACACCGTACCGATCCATATCATTGGTATTGGTGCATGTCTTATCATGATTGCTTATGGAGGCATGATGGTATACAAAATTAAACTTTCGCAACTTGAAACAGAAGAGAAACTAAAAAACTAATTTTTTTCGCCATAAGTCAAACAGAGGTTGACTTCCAGACTAAGTAAGTGTATAATGATTACTATGATGAACAAATTCATATCCTTGTCAAAACAAAGTTGGTGCTCAAAGCAGAGCATTTGCTTCTCTGACTCTTTTGATATGAGCTATCGTCATATTCTAGGAGCACATCCAGGATAAAGTAATCTAACCGTTTACTTAACCCCTGGACTCGAAAGGCTCCAGGGTTTTTCTTTTAGTGCAATGGCAACGTGAGCCTGCAACACTCTAAACTGCAAATGGGCGGCCTGTAGGATAGAGTCTCTTTTGTGAGATGAAAAATTACAGCGTATTAAAGCATATACTTGCCTGACCGTAAAAGTCGTGGTAAACTACTAGAGAAAGGGGTTCGAATCCCCGGGACTGGTGTGTGCTTTAATACACACATTCTAAAGAGTGTGTTATGGAGGTGTAGGAAAATTGGTAACCCCAGTGGACTGTAAATCCGCCGCCCTTCGGGCACTACTTGTTCGACTCAAGTCACCTCCACCAATTTTGGCTCGTTGATATAGTGGTAATTATACTTGGCTGTCTACCAGGTCACAGGAGTTCGATTCTCCTACGAGTCGCCAAACAATCGAAGCGTGGCAGAGTCCGGTTTATTGCAACAGTCTTGAAAACTGTCGGCTCAGAAATGGGTCCGTGAGTTCGAATCTCACCGCTTCGGCCAATTATAGTGAGTTGACAGAGTCCGGCTAATCGTGCCTCCCTGCTAAGGAGTGCGTCCCGTAACAGGGGCACTAGGGTTCAAATCCCTAACTCACTGCCAATTAAAAGGATAAGATTATGAATTGGAAAAATTCCGTAGAACTAAACAAAACTCAGATAGAAGCATGGACAGCCTTGTGCAACATATACAAGGAGAGTCTTTACTTCTAGTCAATACCCCTGTCGTATAGTGGATCATACACCGTGCTACGAACGCGGGAACGGAGGTTCGATTCCTTCCGGGGGTGCCAGTTATAGTGCGGTGGCCGAGCGGCCCAAGGCAACTGATTGCAAACCAGTACAATCGTGAGTTCAAATCTCACCCGCACTTCCAATATAGCCCGTTAGCTCAATGGTAGAGCACTCGACTGATAATCGAGCGACCTAGGATCGTTACCTGGACAGGCTACCAATTTATTCCGTGAAATCCAAGCATGGTGCAAGGACCTGACTGTTAATCAGTGATTAGGTGAGTTCGATCCTCACACACGGAGCCATTATAGAAACATACTTTGAGCGGTATCGCTTTTTAGCAAAGCCCGTCCCAAAGTAGTCAGTCTAGGATAGTATGTTTCTATAATGGGGGATAAACTTTGATGGTGAAGTCCTGCCTCTTAAGCAGAGAGAACTAGGTTCGACTCCTAGATACCCCACCAATTTTTGGAGATGAAGCATCAATGGTGATGCAGTGGACTGTAAATCCGCCGCCTTCGGGTACGACTGGTTCGATCCCAGTAATCTCCACCAAGTTTAGGCTCGTTCGTATAATGGTCATTACTTCGGATTGTCTATCCGATTACGGGAGTTCGATTCTCCCACGAGTCGCCAAGTTTTGTAAGTGTCAGCAAGTGAAGTCACGCTGCCTAGGTTTCTTCGAAGGACCAAAGCAGTAAAAGGTTAATGGGTTCAACTCCCACCTGCGGGGAACTGCGGAGGTCCGTAACGGGGACTATACTGGACGAATCCCAAGTGATATCCATCGTGCTCGAGGTCAGGCTAGGCGGCCGGTAAGTCCTGAATAAATCTACGATAAACGCGACGTAGACTTACAAATTCAACATAGAAGTGTAGCATAGCGGCTAATGCACCAGCTTCATACGCTGTTTATCGTGGGTTCGAGTCCCACCACTTCTACCATTTTGCGGGCGTAACTCAGCTGGTCAGAGTAACGGACTTTTAATCCGTGAGTCGTGGGTTCGAATCCCACCGCCCGTACCAATTTGCTTTATTTCAGACGGTATAAATTTGCTTTTAGAGTTTAAAAACGTATCTGGAATAAACTCTTTGGATGACACCCAGCTAGAAGTTGCTTTGTAGGGCGTAGTAGTGCCATTATACAATAGCTTGTATTTTTCTAGGTCGTCCATACGTATATTTACGTAAAACTAGACTTTTTAGGTGTGGCCATGTTGTAATGGTAGCAACCTAGACTGTGACTCTGGTAGTTCGGGTTCGAGTCCCGATGGTCACCCCTAAGAAGTTTTATGCCAAGATAGCTCAGTAGGTAGAGCACCGGATTGAAAATCCGGGTGTGGGCGGTTCGATCCCGCCTCTTGGTACCAATTTTGTTCCCGGGTGGTGTAATGGTAACACAACTGACTTTGACTCAGTCGTTCAAGGTTCGAGCCCTTGCCCGGGTGCCATTAATATTTAATTGCGTAGTCGCTGTATTTTTCCAATGAGCGTTCAACCAATGCGTTAATTTTGTCTAGCACTGCCTGAGACTTGTTGTGGTAGATGATAACTGCAATTTGTTTCTTTCCAGGTTCGACAACATCAATGGTGTGAGCCGCTCTGATATTGTTTATATAAAAACATCCTGTTGGGGTATGTTCGCACGTATAGATTTCATCATGTAAAAATTGATTAATGTCAGGTACAACTGAGCCAGGTGAAAAATATCTAGGTGATATTGCCGCTTGTTCAGTGTAAGCTTCTTTAGTCTTTTTCAAGATTAACTTGTTTGGAGTTTCTTCATATTCTAAGTACAATCTTAAACCAAACTCGTCTGGGTCTTGATGCCAAAACCTTCCGACATATTGATCTTTAACTGGGAGAACTAGTAAATTGTTTATGTCATCATGCGTTAAGCCAAATGCACTTGCAAAGTAATTAGAAAGCTCGGGAAACTTTTCATCAAACTTTCCTTGCCACCCTTCAAACATTCTGTTGAATGGATTCACTGGAGCCCATGGATAATTTGTAGCAACTGCTTCGCCAAGTTTAGAACCTTGATTCATAAAAGTTCTAATTTCTTTTAGCTTTATGTTATACTCAGTTATCCAATTTTTTAATTCCTCAATGTCAACATTAGGTAGAGGCGGACAGTCTAATGGAGTGTATAATGTGTTTAATAATGTGTTCATGTTTTTTCTATTAGACCTTTTTTATCTAGTTGTTCTACAACCCAGCTATACTCGGGGTTACCTAACAATCTAAATGCAAGTGTAACCCGAGGCAATGAATTTTTTCTGTTGTCAATTGTATGCCAGACGTCAGTTTTAATTAGTGTTGTGCGACCAAAGTTAGTGCTTTCTACAATATCCCAATCAGTTGGATCAGTAATGTCAGCACCCACTGGGAATCCAGCCCTGGCACCGTTGCGTTGATCAACTAGACCGACTTCGTATTGATCTGGGCGAACCCACATAATCTCGCTATCTTCGCAACCACTTAGTGGAAGATTTAAACTACAATGTCTAGGCCAACTTGCGCTATCAATATGCAAGCCGCCAACAACTAGCTCTTTACATATAAAGAGATTTACGTGGTGAATTATAAGATTGCAGTCGGCCATATCATTGAACAATTCAAGTTGGCTGTTTAATGTATTTGCCACTTCGTTAGTAACCGGATCCCAATAGTGCCAGCGAATACTGGTATGGCGACGGTTAGTCATTTCGGTAATTTTGTCTTTAAAAAATTCGTTACATAGTGCAATATCATTTGCATATGACTTTTTTAGATGATAGTAGTTTTTCATGCTGATATTTATAGGACAAGACCATATAAGTATTAGCCTAAGCCTCAATAGCTCATTTGGTTAGAGCACCGTCTTGATAAGGCGGGGGTGCCTGGTTCGAATCCAGGTTGAGGCACCAATTTGTGCATCGCTGGTGTAATGGCAGCATGTCGGTCTCCAAAACCGTTGGTCGGGGTTCGAGTCCCTGGCGGTGTGCCAAGTTGACTTAGTCAGCAGTTTGTAGTAAAATAACCTAATAGGAGAATAATATGCCAAGTGTATTTTTGGTAAGTGATACCCATTTTGGTCATATGGGTGTATGCAAGTTTCTCCGTGCAGACGGGGTTACTAAACTGCGACCGTTTGACAATCCAGATGAAATGGATGAACACATGGTCAAAGTCTGGAACGAACGTGTCAAGCCCACTGATAAGGTCTATCACTTGGGTGATGTTGTTATCAACCGCAAGTCGTTAAGTATCATGCGTAGATTAAACGGTGATAAGGTGTTGATCAAAGGCAACCATGATATCTTCAAGTTAGAAGATTATACAGCACACTTTCGTGATGTTCGTGCTTATCATGTGATGAATGGGCTGATCTTAAGCCACATTCCTGTACACCCAAGCAACTTATATCGCTTTGGATGCAACATTCATGGACATTTGCATGCCAACCACATTATGCGTAGCAATGGCTATGGTGGTGAAGTTGTTGACGAACGCTACTTTAATGCTTGTGTTGAAAACCACGATTTTGGCCCTGTGTTGTTTGAAGATGCATTAAAGAAAATTAAAGAACGCGGTGGTGTTGTTGGATTTAGGGACGATCCTATCTCGTCGTAGTTCAATGGATAGAACGGAAACCTCCTAAGTTTCAAATATAGGTTCGATTCCTATCGGCGAGACCATCCATTTTAGTAAATAGTGGATGCGTATCGAAAGCTCTTATTCTATTAGCAATATTATTGGCGCAGGGCCTTACGGTAAGACCGAAGTACATCGTAAAGAAGTAGATCAACAGGGCAGGACTTACCATACTGTAGAAACACATCCATTCTTTTCTTACTCAGCTTACGGAACGATAGAAGCTGTTAAAGAGATTGGCAAGAACGTAGATAAACTAGCTTAACGGTCCTTAGTTCAACGGATAGAATGCTTGGCTTCGAACCAAGTGGTGTGGGTTCGATTCCTGCAGGACCGGCCACTAATCAAGGTTTATACGGAGCAACGTTTTGATATACAGGGCGTATTTCAATAGATGTTAATTCGTTTGGATTACGAACAGCAAATATTGTAAAAGCGCCGCTCTTTTCAGCATCCAACACCGCTGTGTTTACAGGAGTTAAATCGAGGTAGCCAGTTGCGTCTACTGTAGTATCAACTTCTTTCCAGAAGCGTTGGTTAATAAAGATTTGTAAGGTAGTTTTCATACTATTACTTAAAATGTTTTTGTCCGTTTTCTATCCTACAATAGTATTGATGCAACGAAGTGCTTATTTTGAACATAAGTAAACGCATTAGGAGAACACACAATGTTAACAAAGGTTACTACAATTATTTGGGACGTTACGGCCAAAGAAAATTTAGGTGCAAAACTAATTGGTGATATTCAGGAAAAAGTACGTTCATACGTCAAGGCTGGTTTAACTGATGGCAAGCTTCATATAGACTACAACAATCCTGCAGTTATTCAACGTTGCTGGACCAGTGAAGAAGTAGCACAAGAATTTAAAGATTGGATGCTTGAGTTGTCTAGTAAACACAACAACCCAGTCAAAGAAGTTAAAATTGAAGACATAAGCAATCTTGTTGTCACTAAGTAAAAATATAATTTAAAGGAACGCTATGTTTGAAGTGTCAGTGTATGATAATTTAGTATCAGCAGAACAGCATAAAGAAGTTTGGCAGTATATTAACAACCAAGAATGGTATGCTACTTGGAAACAGACACGAGCATCAAGTGGAGTGTATATTCCAGCTCAAACTAGAGAACACGTATGGTTTAATTACCAAGTTCGTCCCAATCCAACAATGTGGATGCACCGAGCCGTATTTGGCAGTGACGATGCTAGTTTACAAAACAATCACCCAGTTGTTTGGAAGCTTTGGGAAACTATTAACGGTGCATTGGGTAATCGATTCTTCATTGGTGGCGATCCAGAGGACATGGCAAGTGACCCTGATGACGCACGTTGGAATGCTCCTGCCACACAAGATACAACATTAGAACCTGGCTGGCGTGTATATGCAGGCGGACAACCAGACGAAGGTATTAAGCGCAGTCATGGCGTTCATCGAGATACTATCCGCATGGATGAAACCAAGAACTATACAATCTTGTTCTATGCAAATCCGGTTTGGTATCCAACTTGGTTTGCTGAAAATATTTTCTACCCAGATGATCCAGAAGGTAAAGCAAAAGACACACAGCAGTTTCAAAAGGGTCATGGCCAGAGTCGCAACTTTAATGTAGGTTGGGGCGATGAAGGCAAGACTGTTAGTCCAAAGCCGGGCCGTGTGGTTGTATATGATGGTAGGACCTTGCACACAACAAGACCTGCGGCACTTTGGGCACATGACATTAGAAAAGTTATTGCTTTTAGAGTCCGTTTGAAAGATTAATCGTTGACATAGTGTCAACAATACCGTATAATTAATATATAGAGCGTGGGCCGGACGGTAAGGCAGCGGATTGCTAATCCGTAGACTCATGAAAGTGGGTCATAGGGTTCGACTCCCTAACGCTCTGCCAATAAACTACATGAAAGAAAATAATGAAGCCAGGAAAAACATTTAAACTAAGTAAGCAGACAAAACGATTTATGTGTACAATGGTTGATGCAACACAGCGTAACGCATACAAGCGTATGATGATCCAAGCAGAATTAGCCGCTGGTGTAGTTATTAAACGCGAGCCTAAAGAAGCACGTAAGTAAAATCAAAGCCCCGGTGGCGGAATGGTAGACGCGGTGGTCTTAGAAGCCACTATCGAGAGGTGTAGGAGTTCGAGTCTCCTCTGGGGCACCATCCAAAGGTAATACAATGCCAACAGTTTATACTGAAGTTGAAGTAGACGTTTCTTTGAGCGACTTTGACACTGAAGATCTTCTTGACGAATTGGATAATCGTGGTTCACTCCCAACTGAGGGTGACGTAGATGTCAAAGAAATTGTACACAACATTTGGCTAAAGCGCAGGCTAGGCAATCATGACTATCAGCGTGAACTTGACCAGCTAATTTATCAGGTACTTGGTAGAGTAATCTAATTGAATCTCCTGGCGTTCGTTCAATGGATAGGACATCATTCTTCTAAAGTGATTATAGAGGTTCGATTCCTCTACGCCGGACCATTGCTCATGGCATTGTTTCTGTCAATGCCAGCATTTGCAAAGAAACCTGTTAAAGTAGTAGAACCTGCTCGTGCAGTTTTAGTCTTTGACAGAGCTTCCAATGCAATCAAAGAAGAAAAAAACATTCACCAAGCAATGCCTATTGCCAGTGTAACCAAGCTGATGACGGCTTATGTTGTACTGGAAAGCCATGCAAACTTGGATGAGAAAGTTACCATCCGTAGGCAAAAGATTGAAGGTAGTCGTTTTCTTAATGATGGTATGCAAGTAACTCGCAACGATTTATTATATCTAACACTTATATCCAGTGATAACCTTGCGGCAAAAATGCTTGCCGTTGCTCATCCACAAGGTTACAATTCTTTCATAGCAGAAATGAATGCCACGGCGCAACGCCTGGGAATGAAGAATACATCTTTCATTGAACCTTCTGGATTACTTCCAAATACAAGCACAGCCTGGGATTTACATTTACTGAACATGGCGGTATCTAAGTACAGCATATTCAGGGATACCGCCATGAGCAAAACTTCTTACCAAGAAGCGCAAAGCAAAAAAGGCTTGTGGCAACGTTTAGTTATTCGTAATACAAATGCCTTTGCAGGCGAGTTTGATATTAAGGTAGGCAAAACAGGTTTTACTAATCCTGCAGGTTGGTGCATTAGTATGCTAGTCAAACATCAAGGACAAGAGTTTGACCTTATTGTCCTTGGTAGTCCTAGTAAGAAAGCTCGTAATGATTTGGTTGCTGTTACATTAAAGAATCATATGAACTGGATTACTGCCAATGCTGTGATTAGGAAGATTGATCTTTTAGAGCCACCAGCTGAGGATACAATTCCTGGATTCGGTCTCTAAGATTTTCAAGTTGTTCCCATGGCGTTGAGAATCGTAAACTTAAAATAAATCTCGGATTCTTTCCGTTCCAGTTTATTGCGTGTAGGTAGTCAGTTCTAACAAAGCTTGCGTAGATATTATACTTTGCTAGATATTTTTTTGACCAAACTGGTTTACCTGCGTTCACCCATCGTTCTTCTTTGGTGTCACCAATAACTTGGCATCTTACGCTAAGTCTCGACGGGTCAGTTGCTCTAGGAAACTGAATAACATGTAAGCGTGGGTCATTTTTTATATCGTGTATATCCCACCAAACCATTTCGGTATCATCATCACCGTCTAACAGCAAGTTGAAGCGGAATGTAGCTATATCATCAACACCGTTATAGGTATCAATGTGAGGATTCCCCAGCCACGGAAATGGGAACATCTTTTCTAGCTTCTTATATACAAAGAATTGGATGATTGGTTCTTCGGTAATGCCCAGGACCTGTAAGTGTGCAAGTATTTCTTTGTATGCTGTTGAATCATACCAGTCTTGCATACTTTCTCTGGGAAACTCAACTAGGCCTGCGTCCAATGGAGCATTTTTTTGATAGTTGTCGACAATAGGAGCAATCTTATCTTTAGTCCAGTTTAATGATTCTTCGGTAAATGAAAAAGGAATTGTTAAGTATGGCGTCATGCAATTATTTAGCTTGACCTTGACAGCTAAATATCGTAAAATAAATGCTACTTGGAGATTATTATGATAGTTCACATTAACGTTGGGGTTTCAAAAGAAAACGGCAAATGGATTGGCCGCTGGCAAACTCAAGCCTGTGCAAAGACAAGCTTTGTTTGTATGGAATCTACAGACCTTAGCCATGAAGTGTTGGCAAATAGAAGAGAAGAATTAGAACGAAAACTTGACAAGGCCTTACGTTTAGCATTTCCTAAAGCAAGTTATATTGTTCAACACAGGGAATGATTTATTTGATAAGCGATTTCCCAATGAACGCAGGTTCACGTGCATTGGGTGCATATCGCATTGCTACAGCTCTTAGACAAAAAGGGCACCAAGTTGAAGTATTAGATTTTTCCATAGTATGGTCTCCGCAAGAGATAATAGAATACATTGACGCTGGCCCAGCACCAACTTGGATTGGCTTTAGTACAACATTTTCTGCACCAAAGACAGGCGGTCGTGCCGCCACTGAAATGAGTGATGTCAACGATATGTTAACACGATGGGACAAAGAGTGGGACAGGAAGTTCTTCAACGAAATGAAAAAGCGTTGCCCTGTATTGATCGGTGGCGCACGTAGCACAAGACTAAAATACTTTTATGATGCTGACTACTTTTTCACTGGATATGCTGACCAAGCAGTACTAGATTTAACAGATTACATTCTTGGTAATACGCAAGAACTTAAAACAACAACAGAAGTAATTAAACCACTAAGCAACTACTTCACAGATCCATACAACGTTGACATTATCAACTGCCAAGATGATTATCCTGTGCATACTGTAGACAACATTACAACAGAATTCGTTGACGAGGACTTTATACAGCCAGGCGAAGTGTTGCCTATTGAAATTAGCAGAGGTTGTATTTTCAAGTGTGCGTTTTGTGCGTTTCCTTTGAACGGTAAAGCCAAGAACGATTACATTAGACCCGAAGACCAACTCATCGAAGACATCACACGCTATCAAACAAAATACCAAAGCTACAACTATCTCCTAATGGATGATACTTTTAACGACACCGTTGAGAAGATGGAGATGATGGTACGAGTACAACAAGCAGTACCAGAGCCTTTTAACTTTTGGACATATGGTAGACTAGACTTGCTAGCCAGTAAGCCAGAGATGATTGACTTAATTGGACCCAGCGGCTGGAGATACTTTAGCTTTGGTGTCGAAACATTTAACAAAGTTGCTGGCGCCAAGGTAGGCAAAGGTGGCAATATTGACAAACAAAAAGCCGCCCTAGCAACAATCAAAGAACGTTATCCTGAAGCTTGGTTCTTGCTTGAAATGATTATTGGTTTACCAGGCGACACTGACATTACTATTATTGAAAGCCTTAATTGGCTATTACAAAATCCTACGCTATGGGATGAGTTAAACTTTAAAGGCTTAGGAATCAACAAGCCAGAGTATTATACATGGACTAGCGATATTTCTAAGAATCCTGGCAAGTATAATATCACATTAAAAAACGTTATTGAAACTGCCAGCAAGCCGCAGTATGCTTGGAAGCATGAAACAATGGACGGCTGGGAAGTAAATCCTTTGCTTGATTATATCAATGCCAAGCTTGCTGAAACAGCAAAAAGATATACACCTGTTATACCAGGAAGGCAAAAGTATTTGCACCACCAAGCTGATATGATTGGTCTAACAGATGAAATTGTACGTAAACATTACAACGGAAAATTCTCAGTGGCTTGGTTCTTAACAACATACAACATGTACCACAATTATAAATTGCAAAAGCTTGCCACTCGTGGTATCAAATGTCGTGTAAATAGGCTAACAGACAAAGACCACTTGCCAAAGGAATATGCTGGAGAGCAATACTTTCCTTTGCCAATAAAGAAAGCTACACTACTATGATATACGCACCAATCGTTGGCAAACCATTACTAGAGTTAGATCAGTATTTTGACCTAACCAACTTTGATGAGTTTTCTAAACGTGTTAAGTTTGCAGTTGCCAAATCAAGAAACATGTTTGGTATAGCTATCTCTGGACCAAGTACCCCTGGCATGATAACTTGGCTACCCGACGAGGGCTTCTTAGAAGCAGGTGACGGGAAGGCACAAGTCGAAGAGTATATGCGAGATCCGTCTACTCCCCAATGGGAAAAGGATGCATGGGACGATTTGAACTTTGACGAGAAATTAGTTGTTGCTATGTTGTCCACTCCATCAAAGTCCTTGTGTACTTCATTAGCATTAAGAAGAATCAAACAAGGTGCAGGCAATTCTGGCAAGTTTCACCTTAAACACTTAGAAGCAGAAACTGAAGATACACCAAATAGAAAAAACTTTGAGTTTGTTATAGACTGGATTAAACAACAGAATGTATTTGACGAAATTGGTCGTGTGCAGTTTTTTATAAACACAGATGGACATGGTACTCCTATTCACAGAGATTATGCCAATAAGAGCCATGGAGATCAATTTATTTGGATACGCTTTTTCGACAATAAGCAATTTTTTATATACGACAGTGATGACAAAATCAAGCATTATGTTCAAGGGCATATTGCTACATTTGACAATCATCAATGGCACGGCAGTGAACCAGGCCCAGGTATAGGTTTGAGTTTGCGAGTAGATGGGAAGTTTAACAGCGAGTTCTTAGACAAAACTGGCCTAGTAGACTATATAAGAAAATGAGAGATTTAGAATTTGAACGTAAGTTTTATGGTAAGCTATTTGCCGGTGTAGGCTTGGCATTTATCATAGGCATGTTTAGTCTTTTTGCAGGACTTGAACTGCTATTGATTGATGCATTTTGGCCCGACGAAGCAGGAATTTTTTGGACCTTGCAAGGCATTTGGATCATGGCCATAAGCATAGTTATTGCAAGTATCTTTAAATCGGCCCAAAAACAACAAGGTTGACCGTTTATCTTTTTTTTGTTACAATATAGCATTATTGGACAACGGAGATTGTAATGTTAAAGATTCTACTGCTATCATTGGGCCTGTTATCAAGCACAGCCAGTAGTGCTTGGTTTTTTAATACAGACTATCCTGAACCACCGCCTATTATTCGAACCAACGGCATGACAGGCGAAGAAATGAAACGCATGAATTGGGGACAACGCTCTACAGATGAGCAAATTATGCGTTATGGTTTGCAGTCTTTCCAACCTCTAATCCCAGATTGGTCCGAGAAAAAATCAGGCAATCTTTTAGCAAGCTGGAATCCTGTTTTTAACGGACAAAAAAATCCCACAGTAGTTTTACAGCATGGTGGCGTTGGTGGGCCTGGACCAACTGAATGGGGGCATGGTGCTTGGTTCAAGCGTCAGGGTTATAATGTATTAGTCCTTGATAGTTTCTGGAGCCGTGGCTTTGTTGCAAATTGGCGTAAGATAGATGGATCTGTTGGCTCACATGGTCGCCATATGTCTGAGTTAGGTGCAAACACTCGAGCAAGAGATGCCTTTGCGGCGGCAAAGTGGCTACAGCAACAACAAGAGGTTGACTCAAGCAGGATTTATCTAATTGGAGGCAGTCAAGGCGGCTGGAGTGTGCTTCGTGCATTCACTGATGAAAAATCAATCACCAACAATTACAAAGGACTTTTCCGAGCTGGAGTAGCAATTTATCCAGTATGTTGGTCTTGGCAACAAACACCTGGCCAGCATGGCAATGGTGTTCCACAAATGTTGAACCCAAGACTTGGTCCATATCATTCACCATTGCTAATTTTAACAGTTGGCCTTGAGCCGCCTGGTGGTGCTACAGATATAAACGTATGCGATCCAAATATTATCAAATCAGCAACAAAGCACATTCGTTATCCAGATCAAACACACGCATTCGACTCCGACCCTCCACCAGGTGCACCGCGTGGTCGTTGCTGGCAAAGTTCCAATCCTCACTGGTGCGGTGCATCCGGGGGCCGCGATGCAAATGGTAACTGCCGTGGATCACCAAAGCCAGACATGTGCGAAGATCCTGGTGCTACTGATACAGCAAGACAAGACATGCTTAATTTTTTAGAACAATTTAAGTAATGGCAAAAAGTACAATGCCAGAAGGCAAATGGTTTAAAGATAAGAAGACAGAGCATTGGCTTCGTTATAAAAAGTTTCACATCTTTGATGATGCCACTGGCGGTGAACATATTGCCTTGCAAGCTGACCTTCGTAAAGCAATGAGCGAAGCCGCAGAAATTTTAGAACAGCATAAGATTCCTATTGCTAACATTTACTCAGAGAACTATCTTGACCACCGAGTATATGGTAATGTTTACTGTGTTGCAATAGGATTTGAGTGTAGAGAAGATTTGGTTATGGCAAAGTTGGTGTTGAAGGCTGATGATTTTCAATAACCGACCACTTCTTCATTGGACACCTAGATTTTACAAAGGTAGTCTTTGCAGGAAGAAAGCACCAGCACTTACTACAGGAAACAACAGATTGAACATAAAATTCACACCGAGTACAAATATCAAGCCTACGTTGTTTTTCGGTGTTGGGTACTCTTTCTAACATAGGATATTTATTTTGAAACGAGTATTGCTTAAAAATCTTCCATTGGGTGACCCAAGTGACGTAGAAATTTATGCGGCTGCGGCAGTATGGGATTGGACTCAGAAACCAGATGGAAAACAAGTAGTCGAGCAGTTTGGGATTACAACAGATAAAATGTATTGGACCAATGGCCCTATGTTGTCCTATAGTATTACTGTAGACATCTGGGTAGATGTAGAAGAAGAAACTGAAATTTTATTGAAGTTGTCCGGATTGTGTCAACAAAGATAAAAGCTACCGCGTTATAATAGTATACAGACAATAATGTGTGTATAACAAACTTAAAGGAAATTTTATGAAATTAGTATCCGCACTTATCGCAACCATGTTTGCCGCTTCTGCATTTGCCGCTGAGCCAGCCAAGGCCCCAGCAACACCTGCCCCTGCCGCAACAGCTTCGGCCCCTGCAAAAGCAGAAGTTAAGAAAGAAGCAGAAGCCAAAAAGGACGAAAAAAAGCCTGTCAAAAGTGAGCCTGCAAAGAAAGACGCACCTAAAGCAGACGCAAAAGCCGCTACTCCAGCAAAGTAAGTTTGATCTAGAAGACAGTGACCTTGTTGTTGATGACGAGGTCACTTTTGGTCGTAATCGACAAAGTGCAAAGTTTGGCCAGTTGGTTGATGAAGAAGACACTGAGTTATCAGACTATGTAAAATTTAGATTACGGCTCGCACGTCAATTGGCCATGGCCAGGTATAGAGAAACAAGGGGCTAATGCCTCTTGTTCCTTTGATAAGTACACTAAAGGAGAGCATATTATGGCTTATAGCGATAAAGTAGTTGATCATTATGAAAACCCACGTAATGTGGGGAGTTTTAGCAAAGACGATACAGACGTTGGCACAGGTATGGTTGGTGCTCCTGCTTGTGGTGACGTAATGAAATTACAAATTAAAGTTGAAGATGGTATCATTACAGATGCTAAATTTAAAACTTACGGATGTGGTTCAGCTATTGCATCAAGTAGTCTTATAACCGAAATGGTCAAGGGCATGACACTAGATCAAGCAGGTGCAATTAAAAATTCTGAAATCGCAGAAGAACTGGCTTTACCTCCGGTAAAGATCCACTGTAGCATTCTAGCCGAAGATGCTATCAAGGCCGCAGTAGAAGATTACAGGAAAAAACACTAATGGTCCGGCTAACAGAGCCAGCCGCTAAAAAGATACAAAACATGTTGAGCCGACGTGGTTCAGGCGTTGGCATCAGACTTGGTGTTAAAACAACAGGTTGCTCTGGACTTGCTTATGTGTTAGAATATGTTGACGCACCGCAAACAGGCGATGAACATTTTGAGGCGTCAGGTTGCCAAATATTTGTTGATCCTAAAAGTTGTGTGTACTTGCAAGGACTCACTGTAGACTATATCCGCAAAGGTTTACAGGAGGGGTTTGAGTTTTTAAACCCAAACGAGAGAGATCGTTGTGGTTGCGGTGAAAGTTTTAGAGTCTAAGGAGACTGATATGAAAAAGTTAGTTGCAGTTTTATTATTAGCAGTTGCATCAACGTCAGTAATGGCACAACATTACGGACATGGTATTCGACACAATCACCATCGCGGCCATTACTATGGTGGTAACTGGGCCGCACCTTTGATCATTGGCGGGGTAGTTGGTTATGCACTTACTCGTCCAGCACCAGTTGTAATTGAGCAACCTCCTGTGTATGTACAACCACAATATCCAACTGTAGTGCAACCACAATGTATACGCTACATCTTTCAAGACCAATACGGACAGACAATTAGGGAAGAAGTTCGTTGCAATTAAAAAATAGTTCTGTTACAATAGAACTATGCAAATAAACGAACTTCACGAAATTGATCAACTACTGGCGTATGTTGATCCTAAATATTGGGATACATTTTGCGATGTCTGGTATCAAGATCTTGATGCTTACAAGGAACACCCCTACAGTTTAGTCTTAATGGCTAATGCAGTTTTAAACCATTGGGACATTCCTTTATATGTTGAAGATGTATCTTGGGCAGACAAAGACAAATGTTTTATTTGGCATTTCATTAAACAAAAAGGAACAGAATGAGTTTAGTACCAATGGTCGTTGAAAAGACCGGAACAGGTGAGCGAGCATATGACATTTACAGTCGCTTGCTTAAAGAGCGTATCATCATGCTCGAAGGAGAAGTAAATGATCAGATGGCAAATTTGATTGTTGCTCAGTTGCTTTATCTTGAAGCAGAAAATCCAGAGAAAGATATCAGCTTGTTTATCAACAGCCCAGGTGGTAGTGTCACAGC